ACTCAACTGCGATCTGGTTCGCCCAGTTCGTGGGGAAAGAGATCAGGATCATTGATTACTACGAAGCTAGCGGATACGCGCTAGACCATTACGCCAAGGTTCTTGACGAGAAGGGCTATCACTACACCAACCACATCCTTCCGCATGACGTCAGGGTAAAAGAGCTCGGCACCGGCAAGTCACGCTATGAGGTGCTGCAGTCCCTTGGCCTTTCCAATATAGAGATCTGCCCCATGCTCAGTGTTGAGGATGGCATCCAGCAAGTGCGATCGAGCGTCCCTATGGCATGGTTTGACGCAGAGAAATGCGAGCGAGGCATTGACGCCCTTATGCAGTACCGCAGGGATTGGGATGACTCTGGTAAGGCGTGGAGAGGTAGGCCCAAGCACGATTGGACGTCTCACGCTGCAGACGCATTCAGATACCTCTGTGTGGGCCACAGACCAGCCCAGCAATGGACGTCAGGGCCTATCAGAAGAAACATTCAGGGCCTCGCATGAGGTATAATTAAGCATGGCGGATAACCCCTTTGAAAACTACGGGTTGCTGCAGAGGATCAAGGATCATAACTTGATGACTGTGTTAGCAAACCCGGTAGACGCAATGGAGCACATTGCTTTTCCAGAGGCGGTGGCGCAAAGAATGAAGCGAGAGTATCCAGAGCTAGGCGAAAGAGTTGATCGCGGCCTGCTAGACATGGCTATTAACTTTGCTGGCGGGTACGATTGGGCTGCTAGAGAGGGCGTTTCGCCCGAGGTGGCAAAAGAAATGGCCCGGGCATACCAATACAAAAGCTACGCAGACCGCCCAGAGGATTCGGTACAGGACTACTACGAGAACGTAGCAGGTATTGATGCATTCACCGGCGATAGAGTTCCAACATCGCAGCTGATTGAGATGGCGTTGGAGTACGCCAGAAGGAAGAGATCCGAAAATGGCCGATAGAGAAGAGTCCCAGTTAGTCCCGTTTGAGCCGGGGATGATTGACACGGTTCGAGACTTGATAACCAGGGGGCTGCTGAGCGCCGGGCTGTATGAGGACAACCCATATGCGGCGAGGCAGACTGCTAACGGGCTTCTTGGCATTGTTGACTTTCTTCCTGGTGTTGGCGATGTCAAAGGCGGAGCAGAAACGGTAGATGCCGCTCAAAGAGGCGATCTAGTAGAGGCAGGCTTGCTTGGGACGGCAACCGCGCTTGGGGTAGTGCCAGTGATAGGAGATGCCGCAGCTGCTCCATTTAGGGCGCTTGCCAAGCGATACCCAGAGGTTGGGGCTCCCGTTGAGAAGTTTGATAAGAAGAAGAACAAGTCATTCTTATCAAAAGGCTCATCCGAAGAGCAGAAGGCGGTGGAGAAGCAAAGAGCCGCTATCATGAAGGATATGGAGCAGAGTGGGTTTAAGCCCATGTTTCCAGTGGAGGAGCGATATTACGCAGACCCTTCTCAGTACAACCTCCAAGGCAATACCCTTACTGACACCCTGCCAAAGAAGCAGGAGACAATTGACAAGAAGCGAGAGCAGTTTGACACCCCAGAGGCTAGAGCGGCATTGAATGAGGCGTTTGATGCCGGTCAGGGGCCAATGGCTCAGGATTGGTATGCAATGGGCCAGCTGGAGGATGCATTCATTGCTGAGCTAGGCCCAGAGGCGGGCAGGCAGGCGTTTAAGGAAAGGTTCGCTGACGCTATGGCGGCGACAACCGGGGGCGCAGACCCGCGCTCAAACCTCCTGATGGCCTCTTATGGCAACTTCCTGCGTAATCAGGGGATGTCTCCGCCTTCAGCTGCATATGAGATGCCATACCCAATTGGGGGCCGATATGTGACCGGCAATATGGCGATGTACGACAAGGTAATCAACCAGGGGAAGGGCTTGACTGCTGCGGACACTCCGAAGCGGTTTAACTTCTCCGCGAACTTCCTTGGAGACCGATCAAGGGCGACGATTGACGAGCAAATGACCCGGGGTATGACCTCTGGAGGGAAGCCTTTAAACGCACCCCCAGATGGTGCTTATGGGATTATGGAGGCAATTGTTGCGGAAGAGGCGGCGAAGCGCGGCGTGCAGCCAGCAAACTTTCAGGATGTATCCTGGGCAGGCTTCAAGGATTACGAAGGCAAGCCTATGATTACTGAAATTAACGAAATGATTGAGCGCACATCACGGCTAACCGGCCAAACACCAGAAGAGGTTCTGCGTGGATTCATACGCGGGAATATGCCAATGTATGGCCTGCTAGGAGCAACTACGGCAGGAATGGTGGCAAGGAGTGGAGATGATGAAGGACAGCTGTAACATTTGCGGCAACTCGGTTGAAGACCTAGAAGAGTCGCACATATGCGGTGTTCCGATCTGCGAGGAGTGCGGGGAAGAGCACATCAGGCAAATAGCCAAAGAGCTTAACAGCGGGCCTGCCCACTAAAGGTATAATATGGCCACACCGAGAAAAGGTAAGGCGCGGGTAAAGGTGACGTCATCTGGCAAGAAGGTCAGCTACGGCCAGAAGGGCGCCAAGGTAAAGCCGGGAACCAAGAAGGGCGACTCATACTGCGCTCGATCGGCCGGTCAGATGAAGAGCCACCCGAAGGCTGCGAAAGACCCTAACTCACCATTGAGGCTTTCCCGGAAGCGGTGGAAGTGCTCAGGGACTAAATCGAGGAAGAAGTGATGCCAAAAGTAGGTGGTAAGCACTACGCATATACGAAGAAGGGCAAGGCTGCTGCGGCGAAGGCTAAGGCCGCGATGAAGAAGAAGGGGAAGAAGCGTGGCAAGTAAGGGGCTGTACGCCAACATCCACGCAAAGCGTAAGCGCATAAAGGCTGGCTCCAAGGAAAAGATGCGGAAGCCAGGCAGTAAGGGCGCACCAACAGCAAAGGCATTCAAGGCGGCTGCGAAGACCGCTAAGAAGCGGAAGAAGAAGTAAGTTATGGCAATCACAAACTACAGTGAGCTCAAGGCGTCTATCGCTGACTTCCTTAACCGGGATGACCTGGCTAGTGTTGCGGGCGACTTCATTGCGCTTGCAGAGGCCCAAATGGGCAGAGAGATCCGCCATCACAAGATGATTGAGCGGGCAGAGGGCGAGGTGGATACCCGCTTCTCTCAGGTGCCAGCTGATTGGCTTGAGTCTGTCCGCTTCCATGTCAACGATGACAAGTCATCTGAGATTGAACTGATCAGCCTCGCTAAGATGCTGAAGTTCCGCAACGAGAGCAGTGCAAACGGGAAGCCAAGGTATTACGCCATCGTCGGTGAGAGCTTTGAGGTTTACCCTACGCCAGACACAACGTATTCAACTGAGCTGATGTACTACAAGCCGATCCCGGCGCTGTCAGACAGCAATACAACCAACTGGCTGCTGACCAGCAATCCAGACGCATATCTGTACGGGTCATTGATGCAATCAGCCCCGTACCTAAAGGACGATCAGAGGATGCAAGTCTGGTCTGTGCTATACTCCAATGCTGTCCAATCCATCAACCTAGAAAGCCGTAGAATCCGCAGTGGTGGCTCTGGGCTAAAACTCAAAATTAGGAGCTATTAATGAGCTTTGTAAATGCTTTTGAGACAACTGTACTCCAATGGTCGCTGACTACGGATTCAGTTACTCGACCCACAACCTGGTACGTTGGCCTGTTTACATCAGACCCAACTGACACTGGCGCTGCGGGAACTGAGGTATCTGGCGGATCCTACGCTAGAACGGCCGTCACGTTCTCTGTAACGGGCGATACGGCAAGCAACACCGCTGCGGTAGAGTTTCCTGCCGCCACAGCTACATGGGGCTCTGTCACGCATATAGGCGTACATGACGCATCTAGCGGCGGCAATATGCTGGTTCACGCTGCATTGAGTGCGGCAAAGACCATTGCGGACGGCGATGTGTTCCGCATCCCAACTGGCGACCTCGACATCACTCTGGACTAATAGATGGCCCTGCGTACTGGCTTTGGCACTGGTGCGTATAGTGCTGGCAAATACGGCTACCCCGAGGTGTGGGAAGCCCAAGCAACAGCCACGCCAAGCGCATCTGCCACGGCTGTAGGTAAGTATGTCTACGGTGGCGAAGAGTTTGATTACAGGCTAAGAACGGGATACGGGACTAGCGCATACGGCACGAATCAGTACGGCGATCCTGACCTATGGAGAGTCCCGGTTGCCGTAAGCGTGACGTCCGTAGTCACCCAGGCAGACGGGCAGCGGATACACCTGAGCGGTGCCACAGACACCTCTACAGCCACCTCAGCGGCCGTAGCGCAACGAATACAGCAACCAACGGTATCGGATAGCTCATCAGTATCAATTGTCGCTAACGGCTATTTCAGCGCCGTAGGTGCGGCAGCAACAACCATTACAGCGTCTATGACTGACTCATATGTTAGAATTAGACCTTTCGCAGCATCGGAATCTGTAACCAGTGAGGTCTCCCAGAGAGACGCTCGATACAAGTGGATTCCGGTCACCAAACCAACAGATACATGGACAGAAGCATCGTATAGGGGCGATTAGGCATGGCCGACACAACTACCACTACATATGGACTGACGAAGCCCGAAGTCGGCGCGTCTGATGATACTTGGGGAACCAAGCTAAACACCAACTTAGACGCTCTTGACGATCTGCTGGACGGTACTACGGCGATTGCGCCAAACCTGACAGCCGGGTCGTGGCAAGTAGGCGGCGTTGCCGTTACTTCAACCGCCGCTGAACTGAATATTCTCGACGGCGTTACCTCAACCGCTGCGGAACTAAACATTCTGGACGGCGTTACAGCTACTGCTGCAGAGTTGAATATTTTAGACGGCGTGACTTCAACGGCCGCAGAACTCAACATCCTTGATGGTGTGACCGCTACAGCTGCAGAGATTAACTACCTTGACGTTACTACACTGGGAACCAGTGAGGCGAGCAAGGCGCTTACAGCTGACGCCAATGGGGTTGTGACGTTTGATAACGGCATCTCCGAGGAATACACGGCAGTCACATCAACAAGCAATGCGACAACGGTAAACCTTCAGGACGGCACCAACTTCAGCCATACCCTGACAGAGAACACTACGTTCACTTTCAGCAACCCGGCGTCTAGCGGCAAGGTATCTGCGTTTACGCTAAAGATCGTCCAGGACGCCAGCGCTTCTGGCTATACGGTTACCTGGCCGACCTCAGTGGATTGGCCTGCGGCAACCGCACCAACGCTGACGGCTACAGCCAGCGCGGTAGACTACTTTGTATTTATCACGCATGACGGCGGTACTACCTACTACGGGTTTACTGCGGGTCAGGCACTAGCATGAGCAGATCAGCTTTAAAGGGAATACAGGCCGCTGCTGGCGCTGCTGGTGGTGCAGGAGAGTACGTTGAGGATGTGTTCTCGACGTATTTGTACGAGGGTAACGGTTCTAGCCAGACGATCACCAACGGCATTGATCTGGATGGTGAAGGCGGGTTGGTTTGGTTAAAGAGCAGAGTTAGTCAATCACATGGGTTTTTTGATACCGAAAGAACAAATGGTGCTAGTTACTTTTTATCAAGCGATTTAAATGGCGCAGAATATTTAGATAATACCGCATCAATGACGTTTAACTCTGACGGATTTACGTTGGGTTCAGCGACATACTTTGGGGGTTCTGGTGCTGGTAATGCACAAGACTACGCCTCATGGACATTCCGCAAGCAACCGGGGTTTTTTGACATTGTAACGTGGACGGGTAGTGGGTCAGCAAATCACACTATTAACCATAATCTAGGCTCAGTTCCGGGTATGATCATCTGGAAAAGAACTAGCGCCTCGGATAATTGGGGAGTTTACCATAGAGATCATACAGGCTATCTATTGCTAGATAGAGACTCTGCCGGCGAAAGCACGGTAGTCATAGACAATATTACTGACACATCTTTTAGAATTAAATACGACTATGGTTTTATAAACGAGGGATCAAATACATATGTAGGCTACCTATTTGCCCACGACGAACAAGACTTTGGCACAGGCTCCGACGAGAGCATTATTAAGTGTGGGAGTTTTGATGGGACAGCTAATACTGATGTAAATCTTGGCTGGGAACCGCAGTGGGTAATGTTCAAAAATACTACTAGTGCAGGCAACTGGCAAATAGTAGATATGATGCGAGGTTTTGTAAATTACTCGCCTGACCAACAATTAATGGCTAATTTATCTAATGCTGAAAGCAGCAATCAATTAGCTTCACCGACAGCAACGGGTTTTACTTGGATGCCTAGCGCATCAGGCAACACTTATATTTATATTGCAATTCGCAAGCCAATGAAAATACCAGAGTCAGGCTCTGAAGTTTTTGGCTATCAAGAATGGACAGGAAATGATGTTAATGGACGGAAAATTACGCTGTCAGGAGTAGACCGCACAGATTTATTTATACACAAACGCAGTGATGCAAATGCTGGGCCGTTTTGGGCAAATAGGCATCTTGGAAGAGGCTCTACTACTTCAGGACTTTATGGACAGCTTAATAGTTCTTCAACAAACCCAGATGATACTGGCAGCGTTTATTTTGATACGCACAACGGCGTAATACTTGAAACAACTAACCAAACCAATGGTAGCCCAGACCCGTTCTTAGGTCTTGGTTTTAAGCGAGCCAGAGGTTTTATGGATATTGTGCCTTGGACGGGTGACGGAAGCTCTAGTAGAAATATAAATCATAATCTTGGAGTTGCACCAGAATTAATAATTGCCAAAAGAAGAGATGCTGCCCAGGCGTGGCCTGTTTATGTAGAAAGTCTTGGAGTAGGTGCGACCAGTGGTTTAAGGCTAAATACAAGCGATGGTACTGACTATAGCAATTCTTCAAGATTTCCTTCTACTCCAACGTCTAGCGTTTTTACAATTGGTAATGATAGTAACGTCAATACTTCATCTGGTCGTTATGTTGCTTATCTTTTTGCGACACTTGCAGGAGTAAGCAAAGTAGGTTCGGTAACAGTAAGTGGTTCAACTAATGTTGACTGTGGTTTTGCATCAACAGCACGTTTCATAATGCTAAAAAGAGCAGACGGAGTTGGTGTTACTGGAGATTGGTTTGTGTTTTATAAAGTTGTCAGCGGTAATGATACTTATTTTAGATTTAATATTTCTGGAGCAAAAGTAACTACATCAAATTTTGTAGGAACTTACAGCAGTGGATTTACAGTAGAAAGTGGATTTACTAACGGCGATTACATTTTTCTAGCAATAGCATAGGTGCAGTATGGAATACAGAGTACGTTCAAGCGGTGAGCTAAAATCTCAAGGCGAAATCCGCAAACTCAATCCAAATGTTTCTTTGCCAAAGGTGTGGAATAGCAACGTCTATGAAACTCTAGGCATTGACCCGGTATTTGAAACACCCAAGCCAGACACTACTGGTGACTACAAGGTTGTTGCACGCAACGGTGTAGAGCAAGACGCCAATAACAACTGGGTGTGGGCTTGGACAGAAAACGATATGTTCCAAGAGTACACCGACGATGACAATGTGACGCATTCGGTGGCAGATCAGCAGGCGGCGTATGACGCTCAGAATACGGCTACCTTGGCGGCGTCAGAGCGGGCCAAAAGAGATAATCTGCTGAAAGAGACTGATCACTTTGGCCTTTCCGATGTCACGATGTCTGCGGAAATGACAACGTATCGACAGGCCCTACGCGATGTGCCACAGCAGGATGGCTTTCCAGAAACAATTACGTGGCCTGAATTAGCAGACTAAGTTATGGATGTAATAAAAAAATTAAAAGGCGTTGAGGGGAAGTGGCTAGCCGCATTTATTAGCTGTTTGCTAATGATGGTGCAAGGCGACATCACTGCTGTGGATACGCCCCATTGGATTAACGCTGCAAAGACGGCTACATCTGCATCCGTTATTTTTGCAGTGATGGTGTTTATTCCAAGAGTCAAAGACTTTGCCAACGAAAGACTAGGCGGTGCATTGTCATTTGGTGGCGGTGTGTTTGTTAGTGACTTGTGGATTCATCCTACGCACTTTGGCGGGCCAACGGTTGAGGCACTAACAACGGCAATAATGAGTGCAGTGTTGGCGTACATTGCTCACGATTACTTGGTTAAGCAATGAATACTATATGGGAACAAGAGATGGCTGGCATCACTCAACTTCACCCCAGCACTAAGCCCGAGTAAGACGTGGCGCTTGTTCCGCTTCAAATACAGGCGGGCGTCTATCGGAACGGAACTGACCTACAAAGTCAGAACCGTTGGCGTGATGCCAACCTAATCCGCTGGACTGACGGCACAATGGGGCCTGTTGGCGGTTGGCGTCAAAAGACCCAGACAGCTGCCGACAACAATGTCCGCGCAATGCTAGCCTGGACTGATAACACATCGTCTAGGCGGTTTGCTGCGGGTACTTACGATAAGCTGTATGTCTATACGCAGTCTGGAGCTCAGGCCGATATCACCCCGGCAGGCTTTACTGCGGGTCGAGACAGCGCATCAGCCTTCACTGGGTATGGTGCAGGGCCATACGGCGAGGATTACTACGGCACCGAGCGCCTCGATAACCTCACGATCCTGCCAGCCACAACATGGTCTCTGGACACATTCGGCCAGTACCTGGTTGCGTGTAGCCCGGATGACGGCAAGCTCTATGAGTGGCAGCTAAACACCGCAGTTCCTGCAGCGCAGATTACTAACGCGCCAACTGATTGTATTGGGCTGATTGTTACTGAGGAGCGGTTCCTGTTCGCATTGGGTGCCGGGGGTAATCCTCGGAAAGTCCAATGGTGCGACAAGGAGAACAATACCGTCTGGACGCCAGCTGCCACAAACGAGGCTGGCGACATTGAGCTACAGACGGCCGGTGACATTATGTGCGCGGTGCGCGTGAGGGGCCAGACGCTCATTCTCACGACGATCGACGCCCATGTAATGGGTTACCTTGGCCCTCCCTATGTCTACTCCAGAGAGCGCGTAGGTACGTCCTGCGGCATCATCTCAAGGAAGGCTGCGGCCGTGACTGATCTGGGTGCGGTATGGATGGGTAGGAAGGCGTTCTACACCTACTCCGGTGGCGCGGTATCGAAGGTGCCGTCAGAGGTCTCTGATTACGTTTTCAGCGACATTAACCAATCCCAGCAGTCCAAGGTGCACGCCACAACAAACGCCCGCTACTCAGAGGTGTGGTGGTTCTACCCCAGCGGTGGATCTACCGAGAATGACCGATATGTAGTCTGGAACTACGCAGAGAACACCTGGTCAACTGGCGACCTTGCTAGGACGGCTGCGGTGGATCACGGCGCATTCCGGCACCCCATGTGGGCAGATCCGGCTGATAATCACATCTATGAGCATGAGGTCGGCTTTGACTATGGCTCATTAACACCATTCGCAGAGTCCGGGCCAATCATGCTGGCGTCTGGGGATGAGGTTGCGTCTGTGGTGGAAATGATCCCTGACGAAAAGACGCAGGGTGATGTTCAGGCGATATTTAAGACGCGGTTCTACCCGAATGACACCGAGCGGTCATATGGGCCTTACTCAATGTCTAACCCTACATCCTTGAGATTTACTGGGAGACAAGTCCGTATTCGGGTCGAAGGGGAGAGGCTTGCCAACTGGCGGGTGGGCGTTAATAGGCTCGATATCATCCCGGGCGGGCGGCGGTGAGTGAATACATACCTCAGCCCCAAGGCTATGCATGGCAGACATGGGCTAGGCGCTTAGTCCAGTATCTGGGGCGAATACGGTCTATTCTGGAGCATAAAGGCACCGGGGAGTCCGCCACAGAAGACGGGATCCTGATGTGGGATACCCAGAACCAATACCCAGTAGTGTCAAGGAATGGCGTCTTCAAGCAGATTATTCTGGAAGACGGCCACGCCACCCTAATCAGGTCAACGGACGTCACCGCTGCGGCAATCAATACGGCGTATGCCATCCAATATGATTCCCCCACCGGAAATGTGGGGATTACATTAGATGGCACAGACCCTACGAAGATTGTCTTTGAGGAGGCTGGCGAGTACCTAGTGATGTTCTCAGCGCAGATAGCGTCGAGCTCATCAAGCACCGTGAACTTTTACTTCTGGCCCCGGGTCAACGGCACTGATTTAGCAGGCTCAACCATGAAGAACGCGCTGCATCAAAACAACGCGACATTGGTTGTGTCTCGATCGGCCAAGCTCGATTTGAATGCAAATGACTACCTCCAGGTTATGTGGGCAATAGATAGTGCTAGTGGGTCATTAGATGCGTCTGCTGCTACGGCATTTTCCCCGGCGGCACCCGCAACTACGCTCAATATCACGCGGATGCATGGATGAATGAGGTAGAGCGATGCAGGCCGTGGATTGAGGCGGCGCTTGGGTTTTCGGGCGGCACTCATGAGTATGACGATGTCGCCTATGCTATACTTCAAGGTCAAATGCAGCTATGGCCTGCGGATGATGGCTGTCTCGTTACTGAGATGCTTTTGTATCCAAAAAAGAAGGTGCTGCACATCTTTTTAGCTGGGGGAAAGCTAGAAACACTAACAGATATGCATGAGAGCGTTATTTGGTGGGCTAAGGCACAAGGCTGCTCCGCTTTAACGCTATCTGGCAGGAAGGGCTGGATCAAGGCGCTAGAGCCTTTTGAGTGGAAGCCCACAATGGTTACGTTAACGAAAGAGATTTAACTATGTCAGGCGGGAAAGGCGGTAGCCAAAGTACTAAGGTCGAAATCCCAAAGTGGATGGAAGATGAGGCAAGGCTAAACCTGAAAGAAGGTAGAGCGGTCTCAAAAATTGGGTACGTCCCAAAATATGGCCCTGATGTTGCGGCATTCAATGAGGCTGACAGGTCTGCTCGCTCTAACGTCAATGCAATGGCTGAAGCGTTCGGGATGGCTGGTGCTGGCGACTTCTCTATGCCGGAGACGGTAGATGTTGGAGGTGTGAGTGGTTACTCATCCGCCCCGCTTTATGATCAGGCACTTGAAGAGTTGAAAACCAGAAGGCCCGGTCAGTATGAGGCCATCATGGGCCGGTTCATTGATCCTATGGGGTCAGGAGACATTGGCACCGGCAACTTTGCCGATATGACGCCAGAACAACGTGCCGAATATATCCGCCGTATGTATAGCGGCGGCCGGTTCTCATTCTAGGAGATAAATATGGCTGGCGGTGGAGCTACAACACCAGCGGGTGGATCTAAAGGCGGCGCTCAAAGGGCGCAAGCTAGCGGGGTTTACTCAGGCGCAAATCTCAGTCCGGGCTTTGCGCAAGGTACGGACTTTATTCCCGGTTCGGGCTTTATTGGTGGAGGCGTAGCCTCGCCCGTTGCCGGTTCTGCAACACTTGGCGGCGTAGCTACTACTGTTCAGCCCGGAGGCGGCGCGGCAACCACGGATCCCGGAACGGTATTCCCGGGCGGCAGTGCAACTTTCGACGAAACAGGAGGAGCCGCCCCTGGATCGTCGGCACCAGCACCTGGGGGAAAGGGCGGCGCACAGACAGCCACAGAGGCCATGCAGTCAGCAGGAAGCCTGCCGGAAGCCGTAGCCGCTGGATTTAGGCAGGCAGGCATTGGAACCGCTCAGGCGATGCAGTACCAGCCCATGAACATCCAAGCGCAATCAGTTGGATCCAGAGGCTATCGAGCAACCCGCACTGGGTCTCAGGGCTATGACGCAGAGCGAACCGGATCAACCGGCTTCCAAGCCGCATTGGGCGAGGCGCAGGGTTATGACGCTTCACTGGCGGAATCTCAGGGCTATACAGCTGAGAGAGCGGCCGCAGAAAGGGCAGCTGCTGAAAGGGCGGCAGCGCAGGGATATGGCGCAGAAAGGATTACAGGCGCTGGCCCTGTCCGGGAAGAGCGCGTAGCAGCCGGGCAGCTTGCAGGCACCAGCCTAGACCCATACTTCAACCCTTACGAGTCTCAGGTAGTACAGCAGTCTCTCTCCGATATTGAGAGGGCGCGTCAGATGCAACAGAACGTGCAAGGGGCTCAGGCTCAAGCTGCCGGTGCATTTGGCGGTTCGCGTGAGGCTATCGCTCAGGCAGAGACCAATAGGGCCTTTGCAGAGCAGGCGGCTAGGACGGCTTCAGGGCTGCGTCAGGCAGGCTTTACGCAAGCCCAGCAGGCTGCACAGCAGGATATCGCTACAAGGATGCAGGCCAACCTTGCCAACCAGCAGGCGGCGCTACAGGCGGGCACAACAACCGCCCAGTTGGGTCAGCAGGCTCAGCTTGCCAATCAGGCGGCACAAAACCAAGCCGCGCAGTTTGGTGCCCAAGCGGGTAATGTTGCTGCATTGCAGAATGCTCAGCTTGGCACTCAGGCCGCTCTACAGAACGCCCAGCTTGGTACGCAGGCAAACCTTGCAAATCAGGCCGCTGCAAATCAGGCGTCTCAATTTGGAGCTCAGGCAGCGAATGTTGCTGCACTCCAGAATGCGGCCGCACAGAATCAGGCGGCGCAGTTCTCGGCTGCGGCACAGAACCAGCAGGCGCTGGCGAACCAGGCCGCACAAAATCAAGCATCACAGTTCGGCGCACAGGCCCAAAACGTGGCCGCATTGCAAAACGCTCAGCTGGGAAGTCAGGCGGCGCAGTTTGGCGCTCAAGCCTCAAACGTGGCGGCACTACAAAACGCGGCGGCTCAGAACGCAGCTGCTCAGTTCGGAGCGCAGGCTGGAAATACGGCCGCGATCCAGAATCAGCAGGCGGCATTGCAGGCGGCACTCGCTAATCAAGGCGCAGGGTTGACAGCAACAAATCAACAGCTTGCAGCGGCAGGCCAGCTAGGCAGCCTCGCCAACCTCGGGTTTGGTGCGGCGAATACTGTCAATCAGGCGGTCGCTCAGCAGGGCGCGCTTGAGAGGGCGTCTCAGCAGGCAATCATTGACGCGGCTAACCAGCAGTACGCTGGGTTCACCGGGTCGCCCCAACAAGCCCTACAAACTGCTCTCGGGGCGTTTGCAGGGTCTCAGACGGGTCAGCAGACGCAGACAACAAGCCGTCAGCCCGGGCTATTTGATTACCTTACGCTTGGGGCGTCAATGTCTGACATCAGGCTCAAGGAAAACATCCAGCCCATTGGTAAGTCAGACAAGGGAATCAACCTCTACACCTGGGATTGGAATGAGGAAGGCAAGCGCATTGCAGGCAATCAGCCGACGATTGGTGTGCTGGCTCAAGAATTGCGTCAAGTCATGCCAGAGGCCGTTACAGAAGGCCCTGATGGCTATCTGAGAGTTAACTACCTAAAGGTACTGTAATGAACGGACAGATGACCCCAATGCAAATGATCGTTGCCGCTCAGCAGGGTGGCGGGATGCCAATGCAGCAACCGCAGGGGTTAATGCAACTGCCCGTTCCCAATATGCAGGCCGGTGCTGGTGTTGGCGGCGCAGGCATGTCAATTGATCGAGACGACCTGATCCGTGACTACATGAGAACGCAGGGCATGGATCCTGATGACCCAAAGAACGCGACAGAGTTAGCAAAGCTCAAGAAAGAGTTTGGGGTTATGGATGCAATCAAGTCTGCCCCGGCGCGAGGAATGCAGAAGATTGAAGATGCCGGTCAAAGCATTCAAGGCATCTTTGACATGATGAAAAAGCTAGGTAGCTAAGATGGACGGTTTATTTGGTCAAATGGGCCCTTCTGGCATGGATCCAATGTTTGGAGGCCCGCAGCCGCAAGCCCCAGCCCCAGCACCCGCTCCAGAGCCAATGGGCTTTGGTGACAGAATGATGGGAATACTTGGAGGGCTCGGCACCGGCATGCAGAACTTCCTGGAGGATGATGAGAAGCGGGCAAGGCTAGCTATTGCGCTGAACTCTATGCGCCTCAACCCGGATCCTAATTTGGCTAGAGCAATGCAGGGTCAGATGGAGACGGCCCAGGCTACTCGATTGCTGTCGGCTCAGGGCAACAGAACTGCTATGGCGCTTGAGGCTGAAGCCGGAAGGATTGAGAGCGCTGACTCTAGTCGAGCGTCACAACTCCGCTCCGCAGCGGAGTTCATACGCAGCAACCCACAAAACTCAGAGGCCGCTAAAGCCGGTATGGAGCTGCTGTTTGATACTGGCGCAACGCAATTTGCCCCAACCGTTTCTGGCATTCAGCGTGACCCAAATACTGGGCAGCAATATGTTTCATACGCCGATAGAAATACCGGAGAAGTTAGGCGAGTTGACATTGAGGGAGCTACAGACCTAACGCCACAGCAAGAGGCCGAATTAGAAACCGACCGCTCAATAAGGCTGCTAGACATTAAGACGGCCCAAGAGCGCGGTTTTGCAATGATGGATCGCGCCGAGTCGTTATATGGCTCACTGAATGCATACTACAAGGCTCTTGAGGCACTCGATCAAAACGCTGATAGCGGATTTATAAGAACGAATTTTTTGCCCGCCTTTGATGAAGCAACATCATCGCTACGTCAGGCGGCTAACTCTCTAGGTATTGATGTAATCAACTCTGCGACCTTTGGCGCGTTGAGCGCAACTGAATTGCGGCTTGCGCTCTCAACAGAGCTTGATTTAAGCCTTTCCCCGCCGGAGCTTAGAAAGCAAATTGAAAGGCAGATAAGGGCGAAAGACAAGTTACGGAACGAGCTTCTCAAGTCGGCTAACAGGCTAACGTCTGGTATCGGTTACTCAGATTACATCAAGGAATATCAATTCATTCCAATGGCTCCCCCAGAGGGCGTTGATATGCTGATGTGGAGTAGGGCCACGCCTACGCAAAAGCAAGAAATGCTAGAAGCCATAGAGGCAGGGAGCAATCCGTAATGGCGAGAAGCCTCCAAGATATTTACGACGAAATTAACAATCAAGCAGGCGGGTCTGTTTCTCCGCCTCCGGCCTCGCAATTGGCGCCACAATCTGAGCGATTGAGGACGGCCGCGCAGGGCTTTACGTTTGGTTTCTCAGATGAGATTGAAGGCTTTGTTCGGTCAATGCTTCCAGGTGGCCGAGAATATGAAGTAGAGCGAGATGAGCTACGCAAGCGCCTGGCAGAGTACAAGCAGGCGAATCCATACGAGGCGTTAACAGCAGAGACTGCGGGCGCTATCGCAACCATGTTCATACCCGGCTTAAATGTAGCCAGAGGAGTGCAAGCAGCCAAGACCGGAGCGCAATCTCTCGGCAGGGTTGGAGTAGTCGGCGCTGCAGAGGGAACTGCCTACGGAGTCGGCGCAAGCGAAGCGGAAGACCTTAAAGGCATGACGCTAGATGCTGCGTCCGGGATGGTTACGGGTGCATTTGTGCCTACAGCACTAACCGCTGGCGTTAGGGGGCTGGGCTCTATTGGCTCTGCGTTCTCTAATTTCATTCAGGAGAAAATGGGCGTCAAAGCTAATGACGCAGTTCAGCAATACCTCCAAGGGCTTGCGGATCAGGCTGGCAAAAGCAAGGAAGAGATTATTGCCGACCTAGCCGCAGATAAGGTCATCACTGACAACGCCACCGTTAACGCCGCATTGAAGTCATTTATTTTAGAGGGCGGAAAGCCTGCGAATGACTTGCTGGCGTTTATAAAAAATAGACGCGGCCGCTTAGAAGCTGAGGGTGAGTCTGCGCTCAGAGGCCAACTAGCGCCTGGCATGGGCGACAATGTGCTCGATGAGTTTGCAGACATGACAGAGGCCCTAAAGAGGTCTGAAGGAAGCCAATACAACCAGATTTTTGCCGCACACCCAGCCGTACCAGAGCCTATAGCAAATGCGGTTCAGCAGGCCCTGCAGCGATACGGGGCGGTTCGAGAAGAGCTAGGAGCTCTTTATCAGGCTAGGAATGTTGTCCCGCTGTTTAAAGTAAGCGATGACGGCGCGGTTGAGCTAGTGAGAACGCCATCTCTAGAAGACGCGGATATCGTTTACCGCATACTAAGAGATGAAACGGGCAAGCTGTACCGAGATGGCTCAGGCACTCGCGCCGGGGTCATGAAAGAGTACCGCGACTCGCTAAAGCAGCAGCTTGATACCGAGTTTGCGGATCTTGGAGAGGCTCGGGCTAATTACTCTCTAGCGCAAAAGTCCGCAGAGCGTTTCGACGATGGCTATTCAGCCATAAATAAGGATGTTGACGCTACAGCAAGGATGATGCGCGGGATGTCACAGACTGAGCTTGCGTCATTCAGGGCTGGCGTTTTTGCCGGGCTAAGAAACCGAATCCGCAGATCTAAGGGCGGCACGTTTAGAGATCTGGCTGAAGAAAGGACTCAGGTTGGCGATCTGCTGCGGCTGGTCGCCCCGGAAGAGTCTATTGATGATGTGGTGCGGCAGCTTGAAACAACCGCTGAGGCTAGAGCTACGGCGCTGGCAATGCCGCAGAGAGCAGGATCGCAGACGCAGCCCTTGCAAAGAGCCCAGCAAAGGCAGGCTCAGCGTCAGCAAACGGCGCAAGAGGTTGCTGAGGGCGTAACGCTAGGTGCAGGGCCAGCAATGCTCTCGCGTGTTTTGCGCCAGACGGTGGATAGGGTTACGCAGCCGAAAGAGCTTACTGAGGCGCAGAGGCAGCAAATTGTTGATGTCATCATCAGCCAAGACCCACAGGCGCTTGAGAGGGCATTCACCAACCGAACCAGCTTTGATGAGCTAGTCCAAGTGATTGACAGCATGGCAAACAGGTTTGCCCCAGCAGCTAGAACTGCAGCGACCCAGCAGGGCGTTGGTTTATTAGGTAGCCTATAAATGGAACTGAAGCCGCTCACACAGGACGAGATTGAAAGCATCGCCGCGACTGCGATTGAAGATGCCGTAGATTTTGTTGAGTCAGAGATTAGCCCAGAGCGCGTAAAGGCTCAGGAATACTTTGATGGCAAGACCGACCTCGGTTATGAGGAAGGCCGATCAAAGGTTGTTGCGACCAAGGTGAGAGACAATATCAGGGCGATTAAGCCGTCCCTGATGCGGGTATTCATGTCTACCGATAAGCCCGTGGAATTCGTTCCTACCGGGCCAGAAGACATAGGTCTGGCGGAGCAGGCCACCCAATATATGCACTGGAAGTTCAACGAATCCAACGGGTTCAAGATCCTTTCAGACGTCTTCCAGGACGCTTTGGTTAAGAAGACCGGCGTAGTCAAGGTTTATTGGGAGAACTACGAAGACACCAAGATATTCACCTACAGCGACTTGAGTGACGATGAGTTCGCCATGATCGCCCAGGAGGAAGACCTTCAGGTGCTAGAGCATTCTGAGGAAATGGTTGTCACGATGGATGAGATGGGGATGGAGATGCAGTCCCCTATCCACTCTATCAAGGTCGCAAAGATCAGCACGAAGGGTAAGCTCTGCGTTGAGTCTGTGCCCCCAGAGGAGTTCTTTGTAGACCGAAACGCCCGGGCGATTGATGACGCTTACTGCGTTGCACATCGAAGAGAAATGCGCGTTAAAGACCTCATGGCTATGGGCTATGACTTTGATGAGGTCATTGATTACGCGGGCGTAGATGAGCAGGACACCCTTGTAGAAGAGGAAGAGTTCGCTCGCCGTGGATACTACAACGACT